TAATGTCCAGCAAACCCTCGTAAATTACCACCCTGCCAGCCACCGCACATAATATGCCAAAGTGCTGGAGCTTTAAGGATTGGATTCAATCCACCGGCGAGACCTATTATATCATATTTCGTGTGATTCTCTTTAAGTTTTAAAATAAACCCAGCATCATCAATCCACATATCATCATGAACAAATACAACCATATCATAGATTGAGTTATTATAGAGAAATTCATTATAAGCTTCACTTAATCCTTTTTTATTCTGTGTAGCAAAAAATAACTTATCCAACAAAACAAAATTGGTCTCACGTTCAATTTTTGCTATACTTTTATAAAGTAAGGTTTGCTTATAATCGGTTTGTTGTGTACAGGAAAAAATAGCAAATGTCATATAATAAAAAATGGTGAATTCTTTGTAAACCCTCCTACTGACGTTAGACCTTCTGATGTAGTGAGATAAAGTACACCTTCTTCGAGAACTTCCATGCCGTCGTCAGGTAGAGAAGATACTGTGTTATCAAGTACGTTTGCATATAATGTACTACCTGACCGTGCAAAATATACATTATGTGATTGGTTATTATAAATCCAAAGTCCAAACGTTCCTTCAAGTTTTGATAAAACATCACATATTAAGCTTACTTCGTTTTCGATTTCCTCAGAGTACTGCTCAAGCAGAGCAGGTATTACTGACGAATCTACTTCATTATAAGAGTCTAAGTTTTTAATTTTATTTTTTAGTTTTTTATCATTTGTTAAAACGCCGTTATGTGCTACAACCCAAGATCCGCAGCAAAAGGGATGTGAGGTAGATTCTTCGTAAATTCGCTTTGAGCTCGTCGGAGCTTGTGTATGTCCCATATAATAATAAAACTCCGAAGGCTTCATCTGTACATTGCAGTTATTAATTGTCATATTTTTAGACAATTCTAATGTACCTTCTAATTTCATGGTAGCATCGTAAGAATGACTTATAAACAATGCACCATAAGCGAAATTGCCTCTTTCTTTGTTTTTATTGTAAAGCTTAATATATTTGTTAAAGTCAGCAGCAGCGAAAATTCCACACATTATGAATATATTATACGTGTTAGAATAAATAATTCAAGCATATGAATCGTGATTCTCATTTAATTTTTGAAGCTTATAGACAACGTCTTGAGGAAATGGCAGTAAGGCTAGCATCTGATAAGAGAGGTGAAGCAAGTGGTACATCTGTTACATTTCCACCAAAATCAGCTGGTAAATATGATTTATCGCCTGAGCAAACAAAAGAGGTAATTGAGCGCGTTGTAGCAAAACTTGAGGAAGAGGGTGGTAGTTCAGATTTATCAGATAAAGATTTTCAGAGAGTGTATATAGCACCTGTTATCGCAGAAGTTGCAAAAAAGAACATGACTAACGCTACATATGCTGCGCGCGTTATTCATACAGCGCTCAAGGGAGCGGGAGTGCTTACTGCTGAGCGAGGTGAAGTCACACTCGATGATGCGACACCTGAGGCGCAAGAACAGGCTGCAGATGATGTACCAGAAGTTGCTGCTGAAAATCCTCCAACAGCTGCTGAGCAGTCGCCGAATTCAGGTGAAGCTTCGCATGGCACAGCAGATGCAAAATTTAATCCTATTGAGCACGCTGTCTTTAAAAATGTAGATAACGGTATCTCAGAGCGTGAAGTAATAGAACGCACAGGCGCAGATTTAAGAAACGGTGGTAAAGAGGTAGAAGCTGATTTAATTAAGAAAGCAATTGATAAATTAGTTGCACATAAAGTTCTTGAGAGAAGAGGTCAATTCTTAGAATTCGGCGACGGTGCAGAATCGTATGAAAAAGAAGGTGACAATTCTCTTGTAAATGCTGATCCTGACGAATATTTAGCAGCTCGCGGTATCCACGGTGGCAGACCAACACAAGGCCGTCACGTATTTGGTGGTGAGGGCGGTGGTATGAGTGAATACTTTGGTTAAGCAAGAAGCTTATCCCAAGGAATATCCTTACTATAGCTTAAAGGATCTTTAACACCTGCTTGAATAAAACCCTGTAATCTTAAACTACACGCTGTACATTCACCGCAAGACTCCTCAACACCTTCATAACACGTCCAAGTACGACTAAAATCTACACCAAGGTCCAAACCCATCTGAATAATTTCTTTTTTAGATTTATCAATAAGAGGAGCCTCGACTCGAATCTTATTGCGTCTGTTGAGGGCAGTTACATTATTAATTGCCGTGAGAAACTCTGGAGAACCATCGTAAAATCCTGCCACACTATCTGCCTGTGCAGCTCCATGATATACGACGTCAGCACCGAAACCTTCAGCGTAAGAACACGCAATACTAAGTAGCATCATATTTCTAAACGGTACATAATTTACCGTTTGTGGGTCACCCATTACATCTTTAGCTTTAGCTACATTGATAGTACGGTTAAGTAATGAAGATGTCTTAATACAATCAAAAAATGGCAATTTAATTACCGTACTAAATTTAATATTAATATCTTTTTCACTGTCGCGAATACTATTAATTTGCCAATCTGCATACTCTAATTCTTTAATATGTCTTTGCCCATAATCAAAAGATATAGCAAATACTTCATCAAAATTAGCTGCAGCATGATGTAATAGGACTGTTGAATCCATTCCACCGCTAATTGGTACAACTACTTTACTCATTATTCAGCGTCCTATTCAACAACATCGTCAATAAGATCATCAGATGCTTGATGATAACGATAGTCTTTCTTTAGGGCTTCATCAAGAGCTGGTATGATAAAATCTTCATAAAACTCAGCATTCTTAGTAAAGTTTTTAGCGTACCCTAGCTTATCGCCCTTCTTATACTTACCACCATCGACACCTACTGTATAAGTAGACCCATTCTGCTCTACAATACCTCTTGCTGATGCCATGGCAAGCAAGCCACTGTATTTGTTCAATCCTGACTTAAATGATAGATACATCTCAATCTCAAGGAATTGAGGAATAAAACGATTCTTAGCAGTAAGCGCTCGAAGTGTTACACCGCTATACTTGTTAGCTTCTGAAAGCTTATTATCTTCAATACCACCAAATTCACCTTCACCTTCCTTCTCATTTCTCTTTGCAAGCTGAACGAGAATACTAGCCATATAAACAGGGCCTGATCCTCCAGCTTGAGACTTAATCAAAGACGGATACATAGCAGCAGGATCAGAATATGTATGGTTAACAAAGATAATTGATACCTGAGCCTTAGCAGCTTTATATGTAAGTGTACGTAACATGGACTTAAGAGCTTTAGCACGCATACCCATATCAGTAGCTGATTTATCCTTAAGCGCGTCATCAAGCTCTTTCTGTGATGCAAGATTACCTAAACTATCAATACAGATAATAATCTTACCATGCTGGTTATTAGCAATAACCTTATCAAGCAAAGCACCAACCTGGTTACGACACTTCTCAATAGTATCAATTGGTACGTACTTAACATTAGCAGGATCAAGACCTACACCGCGTACAGAGTTTTTATCAACAGCAATTTCTGAATCAAAAATAACAGGTACTACACCTTTCTTCTGAGCATTAGCTAAAATCTTACCTGTAATAAGAGTTTTACCTGTTCCTGACTCACCACTAAATCCAATAATACGGCCCTGAGGTACACCTCCGTTTCTCAAGTCACCGGTTAGAATAGCATTAAGTGCATAACAACCAGTGTCGTAACACTCAGTAAAATTTGATAGTGCATTTTCAGATAAAAAGCAAGCATCTGAATTATGCTCATCAATAACTGAAAGGGTTTTAAGTAAGTCTTTATCCATATTGCTTATTATATGTCATTATATACTAATTTCAAGCAAAAAAAAATACCCGACTTTTAGTCGGGTATTTAATCTGGTTTCTTTGATGCAGATTACGATTTAAGCATCACAAGTTTTTTATTCGTCAAACAACTTTACAACAGAAGGCTCAGCTGTAGGTGTTGCAACAGGAGCTGCAAAAAGCTTACTATACTGATCGGTCAAGCGAGGATCGTTATCAACGTCAATACCAACTACAACGTTTGCGTAATGATACTTCCATGTCGTGCCGTTTTCTTTTGACTTATCGCCGACAAACTCTCGGAAATAAAGTGGAATAGTCTGTACATTAAGCTGACCGGTTTGGGTTGGCTGAACGTGAATGATGGCAGGATTCTTTACTAAGAAAGAAGCGCCGTTGTCGACATCACCAGCGGATTCACCAATAATGGTGCGGCCGATGTGATCAATGAATGTAATAAGGGTCGTTGTATCGCTCATATTTCAAATATATTATGCTAGTAATGTTAAAAAATCAACTAGTTCATGCCTAATAAATCAAAAAGATCAATCTGTGCGTCATTACCAGGCTTTTTAACCGTCCAGTCAACAGCTTCGTAGAAGCGTTCAATTACTGAATAAATGATCTTTTCAAACATTTTTTCATGATCGATCTCGAATACTGATTGAAATTCTTTTGGATAATAATATTTGTATCCAATAACAGATAATCCAAAACTATTTGGTTTTTTAACTTCAAAGAATCGTACTTTATCTCCTGATGCTATTTTTTCATACTTCCTCTCAATACCAAAACGGTCGAGAAGAATATTATGATAGTACGCAGCTTTTACATGCTTAGGTGTTCCCTTTACTGTTTCAAAGCCATTACTACGATTAGCATATTTTTCATAACCTTTTACTCCCATTACAAATGCAATATCTTCAATTGGTAGCTGTTTAAATGTTTCGTATGTTTCGTTAAAGACCTTATTGGTAGTGTTATAATCCTTTGTCAAGAGCATTGTTTCAATAATCTTCTTTACATACGGTTTAATTGGTGTTGGCATTGTTGTACGTACCACCTCGACACCTGTGTATTTAAATTTCTTACCTGGTATACCTTCAACGTCGAGAGTATGTAGAACATAGCGTTTTTTAGCTAAAAATAAGCCAACATCTGCAATAGCTTCACGTTTGAATACCAAACGACAGTCCTTAGAGCCAAGTGCACTTCTACCCCATTTAACAATTTCTCTATTAAGATGATCTTCGATATCGGCAACAGCTTTATAATAATCAGAATGTACATTTCCGTCGCTATCGAATACAGGTATTTTTTTAGATTTTACAAGATGCTTGATAGAGATATAGCTAGAGTCGGTATCGTTATAGATGACCGGAGAGTCATCTATAAGATCGTCATCCGTTAGTCCTGTGTTTGCTTTAATGTAAGCAGTGAGAATACGATTTGACTCTTTGATGACAGCTTGTCCGGTGAGCGTAATAGACTCCGCTAATTCGTCATCTCCAAGCGGACTATGCTTGTTACCAAAATAACCGTATACAGTATTCATTAAGATTTTAATAGTATGCTGACGGATATTCAGTTGATCTATCTCAATTTGATTTTCTATATATTCTCTTGTACCCTCTTTTAAGGTTAGAGCTCTTTTCTTTGCTTTGGTATGAAGCTTTTTAACCTCAACGCGTTTATTATAATAATAATCAATAGTATCGGGTATGATACCTTTCTCCTTTTGTGTAAAAAGAATCCTAGCACGAGAAATTGCAATCTCTTCCTGCTTAACAAACGCAGCAAATTTCTCGTGCGTTAGCGTAAAGGTCTGACCGTTAACATGCTTAATAGTTATTTCTTTTTCATTTTTCTCTATAATCTTTCCTACCTTTGTTTCAGGTGAGAGGTTGAGTGTAATCATTGTATTAGGATACAGACTGTTTGCATCGAGAGATACAATATGTTCCTGAAATCCCTTCTGTGGATCGGCTACATAAGCTCCTGCATTCTTCTCACCTTCCTTTATCTCTTTTATGAATGTCGGTATGCGCTTATCTTTAAGGCGGGCACGGATTGAACAAAGACCGGTAATAACAGAAAGCGATCCAAGAGCACCTTCAAATGTCGTTAAGCCTGCATATGCAATCATTCTTAACAATTGAATATATTGGAGTTTCTGTTCTAAGCGTACAAGTAGATTGACGTCCTGAATGTTATAATCAACAAACGTTTCCCAGTCGCCGTCTGCAAGTTCAGTTAGATTCTGATCACCGTAATCAACTTTACGCTCTTGTAATTCTACTTCACCGATAGCATCAAGTTTATATGATTCACGAAGTGTTTGACAAAATCGCTTGTAGATATCAAGATAATCAACACACGACAAGCCTTCAATATGCCACTTTACCTGCTCTCTACCATACTTACCCATAAAAGTTCTTGAGCGTAATGAACCTGCTGGTGAAAGCTTTTGTGTATATTCTTCTCCTAGTACTTTTCTTACTCGGTTAATTACATACGGCACATCAAAGAACTCTGAGTTCCAGCCTGACAAAATATCGCAATAATCCTTACTAAAGAATTCTACAAATCTACGTAATAATTCTTCTTCTGTTACACAAGTCGTGTATATTACATCCTCTGATTTGGCTGTATATGGCTTGAGTCCCCAGGAGTGAAACTTCTTCGATGTAGTATCATAGATAGTAATAATATTAATCGTGTCGTTAGGATCTTGTGGGTTCGGAAAAGCATCAGGTGAATATGTTTCAATATCAATAAAATATACCTTTAATTGATTTTTTGTAAAATCAGGCTTTTCGTTATCCTGCCAATATGTGTCAATTAAAAATTGCTGATAAACGTTAAAGTTCTCAAATACCCTAGTTACTTTATTATCCTTTAAATACTTTGAACGCTCATATTGATTCTTAAATTTCTTTTTCTTTAATTTAGTATTAAAAATACTTAAAGCATCAGGTGCATTATTTGTTTCAAGATAAATGTACGGCTCGTACGTAGATTGAACTGTTGTGCGCTTACCATTTTCATCCCAAGTATGTAGATGAATAGTTTGATTTTGTGGCGAATATGATACGTTCCTATACACTCCTATAGTATATTACCGGCAG